TCTTGTGAATCAAATGGTGTTTGTTCACTTGCTACTAACTTTAAGGTAGAATCTACAACTGGTGATTTATCAGTTGGTGCTGTACCTACAATAGCGACTCCATTATATGTTAAAGGTAGAATTACCCAGTCAGATACTGGTTCATCATCACAACCAATATTCCATATTGATAATTTAGGTGGTGCTGGTGTTAGTGGAACTGTTGGTCCTAAAGACTTCTTGATTTATCAGGATGGTTCTATTGATGCATTTGGAATTAATCGTTACTTTACTAGAAATGGTGGACGCAGATATACATATGTTGAGCAATCAGCAACTGGTATAGGTCAAACACAGGCAAATCCATTACAACCAAATAACAATTATCTATTGAATAATCCTTCTGGAACTAACATGGTTCTTTACCTACCACCAACTGCTGAGACAGGTGATGTTATCAGATTTGTTGAGGTTGCTGGCACCGCTACTTACAATACAAGTATTGTTATAAGAGCACTCAAGGTTAATAACCTAGCAGTTGCTATTCAGGGTGATACAACTGGTACTAAAATTCAAGCAGGTGCTGGTCAATTGACTACTGCTTGGGACAGTGGTGAAATGATTGTTCAAACAAGAAATGCATCCTTCGGATTAATTTACGTAGGTGCAACAGATGCAGCAGGTGATCCTAATGCATCATCAATTCCAAACAACCTTCGTGGTTGGTGGTTAGCAGAGCTCTAATATGGCACAATACTACAATTCTATAAAAACGATGAAAACCGCCCGTATCGGTGCAATATTACCGTGGGGTGGTGATGGTAATGAGGGATTTACAGCATCAAATATTCCTAAAGGATGGAAGGTGTGTGATGGACAAGTAGTTGATGCTGCTGATTATCCATTATTATTTTCTGAGATTGGTAACACTTATGGTGGTACTGCTACAGGAGATTTTCCAAATTATACTGGTCAATTTTTCTTTCCTAAATTGACTAATAAATGTATGATGGATCTAGAATCAGCAGATCTTGATAATGTCAAATATCAGTATGGTCAAGGAAATGTTAAGGATATTGTTGTAGATGCTGTAGGAACTAAATTTGGCGATTATATAGATGGTTATGGGACAACTTCAGTTATCAAAACTAGTTGGTCTGCTAATGCCGATATTGATTTTAGTTTATCTGATCCCGATCTAAAATTATCTGGAAAGATAACTAACATGGGAATAACAGATCCAGATTTTACTGCCACAGTAACTACTTTAAATAGAAAATTGGGTATTAATCATACTCCTGGTCACAGTCATCCAGGACAATTTGCTTCAGCTCAATCTAGTTTTTATGGTCCGCAAGTTTGGAGACCAACAAGTTTAACTATTTCTGGAAGTACACAACACCCTAATTGTTCTGTTGTTACATCATCCAATCATACATGTGATCTAAATCCTTCAGTTGGACAATCACCAGACTGGGCTAATGGTAGGACACTAACAGCTTTTTATGGTAATGCTGAGTATGAACAAACATTACCAACAATGGAAAAATTTCATGATTTTGTAAGTGATGCTGGTAAAGATTATTGGTCTGAAGTACCTGCACCAGACTGGCATGATGGTACTCCAACTAGAAATAGTCCACAAGCAACAAGTCAGAGTGTTGATTTTGTTAGTACTAATGCTTTTAGTGGTAATTTTAATTATGATCCAGTAAAAACTCATGCTGAACCTGCATGGGGTGGTTTATTTCCTAGACCATTTATATTTGGTAATAGAAGAAATTATTTTGGACATAGTAAAGGAACATTCAACAATCTAGCAGATAATCCAGAAGATCCTTCTGATTACTTCTCTGTCAGTAGTGTTCAAGTTGGTATTGGTGTTAGTGAAATTCAATTACCAGCAGGAACTGACATTAGAAGTTCACATGGTACTGCACCAGATAATTGGTATCAATATGATAAAATTCATCCTTGGATGATGGTTGATGGAGATTGTTTTGCAAAAGGAACTTATATTACTGAGATTGCAAGAGATGGTACTGATGATACTAACTGGGTTTATACTATTAAATTAAGTGTAGCAACTATCAATACCGCTTCTGGTCAATTTACTGCAATTTTTAGACAGGGAACTTTCGGAACTTCTTTAAGTAGTTTTGGAGATAACAATCCAAATAATTCTTCCTTTACATCACATGGTCATGGAACTTTTGATTTGCAAATGGGTAGAGGATCATTAAATCCACCAGCAACATTTCCATTAAATGATATAAGTATTGGTTCTGTTTATCCAGAAAGTCTTAACGATGCTCTAAATATTATTGTTGATACTACTCAACCAAACTTGACAATAGTTTTCCTTATCAAAGCATACTAATGGCAAAGTTATATTCAAACGAAAGATCAAAGTATGGCAATTTAACAGGTCAGATAATTGTTTGGCCAGTGGAGATAAATCCTGATATTAACTCTTCTTCAAATAAAGAAACTTTGCCATCTGGTTATTTGAGATGTGATGGATCTGTTTATAACGTAATTGATTATCCTGCACTTGCTGCTATATGTGGTGTGGGAGAAAGTGGAAAATTTGTTAGAAAAAATATTGCTGGAAATCCAATACAATCATTAACTGATAATCAGTTTGTAGTACCCGATCTTGGTTCTAAGTATCCATTACCAACTCCAGGTGCTGATACTGGTGTATACAAGAATATACGCACAACAAATGCTTTAAATAATGAAATAAGTCGTTCTGGTATTGGTATTGAAGCAACATCAACATTAGGAACAGTTATTGACGTAACATATTCTGGTTCATTTACTGTACCTTCTCAGGTCATTGATCTTAAAGGAAAACCATCATGGACATGGGGAACTCTCTCTGGAAAACAAACTGAATCAGAAGTAGTTGATAGCACAGCAATTGCGGGTCATATGCATTTTGGTAATTTTAGAAGAGCAAGACTTAAATCAACAAATGAAATTGATGTTTCCGCACCAACAACAATAAAAGAACCACAAGCTGCTGGTTTAGTTTCTTATTGGAATGCTAGTACAATACCAATTCAAGATTGGATGGATAATACTGTTGCTAGTGGCACTGCTGGTAATCCACCTGCATTTCCTGGTAATAATCAACCAGCATGTAGAGCATTTGCATCTAATGAAGCAGCGAAATCTTTACAATTTAAGTTTGGTGCATTTGCAGGAACTTTTGACCCTACTGCATATAGTGGTGCTTGTTATAATGATGGTAATACACTTTCAATTTCAGATTGGAGAACTAAATGTTTATTAAATGTTGGTTGGAATAATTATCCTTTAAATCCACCTGCTTATCAAATATCACCAGGTATTCAACCTAACTATGAATCAGGTACAGTCATACCAATCTTTAACATATGTGTCCAAGATGCTAGTGGTAATTCAACTCAAAATAAAAATGTTGCAGCAACTTATACTGCAACTGCTCAGTCTGTACCACTTGATTGGAAAAATGCAACCTTACATGATGTAGTACCATTAAATAGTAATCTAAATACAGATAGTAGTAGAATATACGCAGATTTATTTAACGAAGTATCTGAATCAATTGATTTAGTTCAAGCAACTGACCCCACCTCTCACTTTCATAAAGTTGATCTAGACAGAGGAACTCATAGTTTTAAATTAGTTACCGATGCTATAGAATTAAGTCCAGATGATTTAAAAACTACATTAAATTTATCCGTTGATAATGCAGTATCTATTGACAGTGTAGTTTCTCCATTTATAGTTTTAGAATATCTAATAAAGATTTGAGTTATGACAGTAGCACCAAATCCTAATTATAGGAATATTAGAAAGAATTTTTATACAGATAAGACATCTGATACCACTGAGATTGGTACTATTATTAGTACCATGAAAGCAGTCACAGATATTCATGATAATTCCTTTGTACCAACACCTCCATCTTATGACTTTAGTACAGGTCAGATAACTAGGGAAATTGCTGGTAATGCTGATACAGCAGTTAATCCAGAGTATCAGTATCCTGGTTACATATATTGCGATGGATCAGAGTATAAGATAGAAGATTATCCAGCATTATATAAAATAATTGGTAATGATTATGGTGGAACATCAAGACCAGGATTGGAGTTGGTTAATGGTGGTAGTGGTTATCCAACAACAGGTAATGTAACTATTACATTTACTGCACCAACAGGAAATGCTAATGATAATCAAACTATTACAGCAGAACTTGTTATAAATGCTAGTGGTGTTATTACAGATGTAATTACAACAGCGTTGGGAAAAAATTATACCAGTGATCCAACATATACTTTACAAAATGCTGGTACTGGTAGTGGATTGCAATTAAAATTTAATTTTAATTCTGATGGAGAACTTGAAAATATTCAACCAAATAATGTATTTAATTATCTTGGTGAACATTTAGGCACTAATGCAAAAACTCTTGGAACATTCATGGTTCCAGATTTAAAAGCAAAAAAGATTATTGGTTATGGTACGGTATATGGAACTGGATCTCCTACTGCTGGATTGTTGACTCTTGGTGCAGGAGCATCAAATGGCGTTGCCAAGACAGGTGGTAAATGGATATTTGATAAAACAGCACAAGGAGGATACTTCTCTCTTGGTACTATAACAACCACTGATTACAGCAAAGTGACTGATGCTGTAGGAACCGCAATTTCTGGAACTCAAACAGTTAAAGTTACCATGCAAGATAAAAGATTGCAAGGTGTCCCACAACATAACCACTATGTATATCATACTGTCTCTGGATCATCTGTTGTCAGTCTTGCTGGATATTCTGGTGATAGATATCTGTCAGAATATACAGATAGTCAAACAAGATTGTTTCAGTTTTTTCCTATCGGTGGTATTGCTTATTCACATAAACATGCTCTATTAAAACAACCATTATCAGGTGCAGGCGATGTAGCAACATATGATATACTAGATTTCTATCCTGGTGCAGAGGGTACTGGATCATATAAATCCAACACACCAACAAAACCTTCTTTATCAAAGTCAGGTGCTGCTAATAATATTAATACAACGACAGATACACTATCATTAACTGCTCATGGATTTAGCACTGGAGATGAAGTAACTTATTCTGTAGGAAATGTAGTTAAGGATGTAACCATATCAGAAATTAATACTGGAAACGATACAATGACAGTTAATGGTCATGTGTGGTCTACAGGTGATCAAACAACATATGGAAAAGGTCTTATAACATTTACATTAACATCTAGTAATAGTACTGTTGATTTAACAAATGACAGATTGACAATCACTGCTCATGGAATGTCAACAGGTACTGCATTGAAGTACACAGCGACTGATGGCAATCCTATAACTGGAATAACAGTTGGATTTACTTATTATGCCAGAGTAGTTGATGCTAATACTATTACATTACATACCACTCCTGGAAATGCAACAGCAGGAACTCCAACTGTTGATTTAACTGCAATAGGAGCAGGACTACAGACATTTACTGTTCAAGGTACAGTAGCTCCTCCTTTAATTGATAATACAGTATATTTTGTAATTGTTGTAGACTCTAATACTATTAAACTCGCATCAACTTCTACAAATGCGACAGCAGGAACTGCTATTGATATAACTGGTGTCGGAAGTGGTGTTCATACACTTACATCACCAGGAACACCAATGAGTCCATTAACGAACGGTAGTAAGTATTATATTATAAAAGTAGATGATAATACTATTAAACTAGCATCATCTTTGGGTAATGCTCAAGGTGGAACTGCTATAAATCTTGGCAGTCAAGGAACTGGTTCTTTTACATTAACAAGAGCAGCAGTAGCAGGTGAAGGATATTATATGGCATCTGGTGGTGCTGGTGCAGGAACTTATGAAGTTGTAACATCTATTCCATCTCCTGTATTTAAAAAATTTAGTGCTACTTCTGTAATTGGTGGTAGACAAACTACATCAGGTGGTGTTCCTATTATTGAATATCCAGGTGGACTGATAACTAAAAGCACTCCTCAACTTGGTACAGGTATTACTTTCCCAAGTAATTGGTCAACATTAGTTATGACTATCACAGGTGCTGGTGGATCTGGATCTCCAGGAAATGCACCTGGTAACAGTGGTACTGGAAGTAAAGTTGAATTTGGTGGTGGATTACTTACTATAGAAGCAACTGGTGGACAAGCAGGTGGATTAAACACAGCAAGAACTGATGGTGGAGCAGGTGGAACAGTAATTAAAACTGGTACTAAAGTTGGTGATCTTTCAGTAATCAGTGAGTCATCGGGTGCGTCTGGTACAAATGGAACTGCTGGATCTTATTGGAAGAAAGGGTATCCAAACACTCCCGATGTAGCAGGAGAAGGTGGAGATAATGCTGGTGCTTATACAAATGATGGGTCTGATGGATTACATACATTAGTTTCTGATACTACTAATCCTGGTGGTAGTGGTGGAAATCAAACTGGATCTGGTTCTATTAACATTTCTAGTACTGACTATTCATATACTAGTATTAAAATTATATTAGCTGGTGGTGCAGGTGGTGATGCTGTCACACAGGCAAGTTATTGTAATCAGGTTGGTGGTCATGGTGATGTTATGGAACTGGAAGTGCTTAATCCTGTAAATGGATTTACTGCCACCTATGTTACTGGAACTGCGGGACAAACCAATAAAACAGGTGGATCAGGTGCATATGGTGCTGATGGTGGTACTGGTGGTAATAAGAATGGAACTGGTTCAAATGGTGCTGGAGGTGGTGGAGCCACAGCAATGAAGATGGGTCAATCTATTGTCGCTGGTGCAGGTGGCGGTGGCGGTTCAGGAGGAACTGATGGTGGAGGTGGAGGTGGTTGTGGAGTCTCTGGTTCTTCCAACAATACTACAAACTGGAACGATGATACTGCTCAATCAACAACTGCAAACCTATTTCCTGGCGGTGGATCTGGTGGACAAAATGCTGGATGCAACGGTGGTGGCGGCGGTGGTGGCGGTGGCGGTATCGCTACTGCTAACTATGGTGCTGGTACTGGATCTGGTGGTGGTGTAGGTGCTGGTGCTGGCCACGGTGGTGGATATGGTGGAGGTCGTGGAATGTCTTCCTTCAAATCTAGTGTATTCGGTAAACTTAATCAAGGTAATAACAGCACTGGTGATGGATATATTTCTTGGACTTGGAATGAGGATAGAAGTTACTGGACTAATGGTGGTGGAGGAGGAGGTGCAGGTGCACGTATCTACTGTTCTATTGATTCTGATAAAATAGGATCAAATGTTAGTGCTACACTTGATGTTGGTACTCCTGGTAATGGTTCTGGTGGTACTTCTTCTGGAGGTGGTGGTGCAGTCCAATATGGATTTGGAGTTATAACTGGATATGAAGGTGGTCAGACAACAACTAGTGTTGGTGATATAGTCATTAATGCATCAGGTACAACAGGTTCTAATGGACCAGAAATATATCAAAGTGGTACTGGTACTGGTAATAGTGGTGGATTCCAGTTACCAACAACTCAAATACCTGAAGTAGAAATTGTTACTGGTACTACAGGTGGTAGTGGTGCAGCTGCAACAGTTGCTCTTGCAAATGGTTTTGTTTCCACAATAACAAAGACTAGTAATGGTTCTAATTATCAATCAGCTCCCGAAGTTAGAATTAAGCATGGTGCAGGTTCTGGTGCATATGCTGTCTCAACAGTCAATAATGCTCAGGAAGTTGATACAATAACATTGTCATCGTTAGTTACACCATCTGCATATGATTATTATGTTAAGATAGGTGGAGCACCATCTGGTACTAGTGCATCAGATTATCATAGATGGATTACTCTTAAAGAACATGATTGTACTAATGTTAAAAGATTTAGTATTAAATGTGCTCGTGGTAATGGATTCAATGGTGGTGACCTACCCGAACAAGGTGGTGATGTATTAAAATTATACTATAATACCGATTTGAGTGATAATTTTAGTAATTTACTTGGAGTTATTGTGCCACTTCCAACTGGTAGTGAGGTAACTAGCAAGTATGACGGTGATGGTACTGGAACTGATGCAACTAAATGGTATTGGTATTCAATGGATTTACCATCAGCTGCACAAACTCCTACAACACGATTCCATATAAAACAAGAAAGACCTATTGCTAGTGGTACTAATGATAGTGGTAATGATTCTGATCATTATGGTATATGTGATTTCATTTATGAATATAAAGAGGTATCTGCATTGACATTCATTCCTAGTGATGGATCTATCTCAACAAATGCTGATGAATTAACATATGTTGTTGAAGGTAACGAAGCAAGTATCTATACATCTGGTGCTACTGGATTAGATTGTACATTTACACTCAATTCACAAAATCCTTTAGTTCCAGTACCAGTAATTGAACCTGATTATCCAGTACCAGTAATTGAACCATATCATTTATGTAAGTACTTAATCAAAGCATTCTAAATATAACAAGGGAATTAGTATAATACGATGGCAACTCAACTTTTGCAAGTAAATGCAATAACAAAGGTATTACAATATCAAGGCATACAGAAAACTATACCAGATAGTTACTGGACTAGTGATATAGTACCCGTAATTTATCCTAATTGGGATTCTGATAAGGATAAACTTGTCTTGTTTGCATGGTATGATAACAATTCATATATGTGTCAGAGACGTAAGTATGCTATGAATTTCAAAACTAATGCTTTTGAATGGCGTGACTATGAAATGGATCAAGTTGATGACGGATCTGGTTTGACATTGTATAATAAGTTCAAGGAGACATTCTTCTTAATAGATTCCCTAGCAACAGAAGAATATCAAAATGAGTTTGCTAAGATACATGCAAAGACAGCAACAACAAGTTGGTTGACTGTTAGACTTGCTCGTAACTTTTTGTTGAGTGAAACTGATCATGTATTATTGTCAGACGCACCTTATACTGCTGACGAAATAGAGATGTATAAAAAATATAGAAAGAAGTTGAGAGATTTACCTGCTGAAGCAAATACTACAGATCCTACTGGTATCAAGTTCCCTATACCACCAAAGTATTTTAATGACATATATTTAAAGAAACATCCGACTGCTACATATCTTGATGATTCTGGTCAATTTGTTGAATTATCTGCTCATTACGGCACAACATTTAATGAAAAGTTTGCATCATACTTAATCGTTAAAGATATTACTGACAGTTTATATAATAAGACATTTATGACTGCATTACAAAGTTCAGGTTTAGTTTACGACAGTAGCAGTTATTTAAAAGGTCCTAAAGCATTAGATGAATTTACTGATGCTGAAAAATCTACGACTAAAGATTATCTAGATAAATTAATTGCAGAAATTGAGGGATCAATGTAATGGTAACATCAGCAAATGTGTGGGATATGATTGATTCTTATTGTACTACAAACAATAAGTGTATCATAAAATTTAATAACTCAAAGATTGCATCTGCATCAGCATCTAAACAAGCAGAAGTTTGGACATGGTATGCCAATTTTGCTGAAGATTCTGTGCTTGATATGATGAAAACTCTTGGGACATGGGATATGGTCATAGAATTAAATGAAGATCAAGCGATAGCAAATGCTACTGCATGGTTTCCAGCTAAAGAGGATTGTCCTAATAAAGATGAAGATTATTATTGGGAGTGTCATGTAATTGGTGCTGATGGTGATTTCTGTTGGAAGAATGCTGACGCTGTACCTGCAAAGAGCTCTTGACACATATGTTATAATAATGACAGCGAGGTAAAACTCTTTGAATACTAGAACAACTACTGGTACTACAATTCTTAGTGCTGAAGGTAATCTTATTGATTTTAAGAATAATCAGTTTGAAAAATATAAGGTAGCAAGTATACCATTAGAAACATGTGATGGTATTGTAAAATTTCTTGATACTCTTGATTTAAAATGGGAAGAAGGGAAGGTCAGAGATATAGATGTTGATTATAGAGCACGTAGGTCAGACATTGCTTGGGTTGATGATGATGATTTGAAGCAATTTGTTTGGGCTCAATTTGTTAGTGCAAATAAGTCTGATCCTGATTGGTGTTTTGATATAGATGCAATAGAACATATACAATACACTGTATATAAATTGAGTCCAACTCCTGATGATTCTAATCCTATAGCAGCACAAAGTGGACATTATGAATGGCATAATGATATTGTAATGAGTGTTGATGAGAATCAAGTTGTCCCTAATAAGACTCGTAAACTATCAATGACAATAGTTTTAAATGATGATTATGAGGGTTGTGATTTTGAATGTGGTACAGTTAAAAAAGGAAATTTAATAGGTGAGAGAGTGCCCTTGAAAAAAGGTGACGTGATTGTATTTCCATCTATGATGCATCATCGTGTTCATCCTGTGCTTAGTGGTGAACGTAGAGTACTTGTAGCATGGGCATGGGGACCATTGTATAAATGAATGGACTTGAAATATATCAGAATGTATTGACATA